GCATGATCGATGAAATACCGGTGCGGTTAGTCGCTCCTTGCCCAAGGGAGACGCGCTACAGCCTACGCGCTGCTGGTCACCACCATGACCTTCGAACTACACCGTCCGCGCAGACGGCGCCCTGAGAACCAACTCGACTTTCTCATCGTAGAGCGAAAGCAAAGCTCCCCCAGGCCCCCAACGTGGTTGACAGCTGTGCATTGCGGGGATAACACACAGACCATGATCGTTGGTAGGTCGAGATGGTTCCTTTCCAGGGACAGATATTTAAGTCTAGCACGCGGGGTCATCAACCCACTTAGACGCGTTGCCACCGTGGCTGCTCTAGCCTCACCCCATGTTGCAGGGGAGTGTTGGCGTGACACTGTCATGCATTACGGGGGCAGTTGTCAGCTGCACTTTGCACCCGTCATCGAGAATTAGTCGGCACACGCAGTCACATTGATAGAAGCGCTAGTCACAGTCCCGACCAACGACCAACCCGCAAAGCTGACCGTGGCGGTAGTGATGGGTTCGAGAGCGCGGACAGTGATGCCACACACGTAAATCAACGGAGTGGAAGTGGAAGCCACAGTAGTGCGACCAGTGTTGAAAGGTGCGATCGTGGCATTGGTAAGAACGGGAGTTGGTGTGGACCCACCGAGACCACTACCATTGAGGATGAGCGTCACCAAGTACAACCCGGGCGGAGCCGCCAAAGTCAACACATTGCTGGTTGTAGAGGCGGTGAGGGTGCCATAGGTCTTGGTCATGCCAGTGAGCGGTCCAGCCGCAACAGCGGTAGTGGAGTAGCCCGCCCAGGCATCGACATCACTCGTGACGTTGCTAGCAACAATCGGTTTCTTCAACTCTACCTCGTAGGTGACCCACAAATCACCAAGCACGTTGCCGGTAGCAAGCTGGCCGGCAGTGCAAATGTGGGTAACACCGAGGTCGTAGAAAAGTTGATTGTCACCAGCTGGTAGGTCGCCCCGCCGTACGTACTGTACATTGAATGGGTTTTCGGCTGGGTTACACTCGATGGGATGTGCGAGCGTTTCCGAGGGCACAGTCTCACCTGACCAGTATTCGTTCAACAACTCCGCCTTGGTAGACGGAGGTGAATCGTTGGCACGGTATGAGGTCTGCATCATGACAGAGCCCAAGGATGGGCTTGTGCCCGAAATGGCATTCCCGCTAGTAGGGATGTAGTGAAACACAACACCCTTGAAGCGATACTCCTGAAAAGAGTTCGCAATAGTGGAAAGCCACGGGAACGTCGTTTGGTTGCCAGGGTTCAACTGGAACGAGCGTTGTAGCGTGAAGTCGGTACTAGACGGAATGGTAGCAATGAACTCCCTGTGGCGCACAGTGACAGTCTGGCCATCCTTGTGCATCATAGGGATGCCAGTGCTCGCTCGCGAGACCACCGAATTCGTACCCACCGTATAGTCGCCGTAGCCTAGCCACTTCGATATCGCCGCTCCAAGCGAGTTGCCGGCCACAAAGCCTGCAGACGGCATGCCGGCGTAAGCGCCCAAGGCGCCACCTCCCAAAGTACCCATTTGTCTCAACAGCTTGCCGATAGCGCTGGGCTCGGCAGAACCCATACCCTGAGCACGTGCACGCACGCGCTTGGTATTCTTCTTCTTCTTGGTCACTAGTTTGACCGCCATTTGTTGTCCTGAATTGTCTGTTCATTACAGGTGCCGCAGGAAGGCGGGAGGGCTATTCTCAACACGACCAATGCGCGGACCATCCCCGAGCCCAACAATCTCAAGCCGATCAAAGTAATGCTCAAGGGCAATCTGATAATCGGGAGTAATGCCGAAAGCTCGGTAGAATGATGCACGCGCGTCGTCTGTTACAGTGCCATCCCGCGGCGCTGCCATGCGTTCGAGGACACCCGTATTCCTGAACAGGTGATTCTTGAACTTAGCCGTCGTCCGTACGCCATTCCGATAAAATGCGTTGTAAAACGACTGCAGCACCGGGCTGCCCGGCACCGAGGCAACCCCACACTCCCCAACAGCCCCAAGCCACTTACGAAACACCTTATCGTTGGGCAGGGGTATCAAACACATAGGATCCTTCTTAAGACAAGTGCGGACATTGCGCACCATGCACCATCCCGTAGCGAGTTCGACAGGTTTCGCCTGACAAAACTCTAACTCCTCGAACGTGTACACGGGTGCCTCCACAGTCATCCTAAACCCCTTGCGCTTGAAATAGTTGGGGATCGCGGCCACGACAGCCGCGAGATCAGACTCTTCAAAGATCAACACACAGTCATCCCCGTTATTGGCGAGTTCCGCCTCCACACCAAGTGACTGGCACAGATCGTACAGTAGCGCACACATAATCAGGCAGTTGCCCAACGACGTGTTCAAATCACCGCTGCTTCTGGTGCCAGGCATCATGAAGTGGACGGTACCATCAGGGCAGTATGCAGTTCCTACATTGTTGCGCTGCCACGATAGTAACCTCTCCAATTCGGCACTATTAAATGTGCCATTGTAGAACCCATGCTCATACAACAACGCCCACACACTCACGTGCATGTCGAATTTCGTTGCGTCCAAGCCTAGTCCCACAGGGCGGGCAAAACGGCACCACTTGCTCCGCATGACCCGTGCGGCAGCAAAGCTGTCTAGCCCTTTGATGACTGTATGACTGGTGTGCGCCCCCCAACACCTATTGATCGCCTCATAGAAGTGCTTCTCAGCACCCTTTAGGTATTTACCCAACGTGAGGTTGAACCTTGGCGATCTTGGATTGATGATGCGGGGGGCCTTATCCAGCGACTGTTTCTCGAATTTGGTGAAAGGACGCAGATGTGCGTCCTTGCGGTTGAGGGGGGTGCGGTAAAGACTGCGGAGCGCATTCTCGTACACTCGTCTCTTGGCACCACGGTACATGTTCACCACTTGACGCAGCGAAACCGAGGTGGCACGAGCCGAAACGTACGAGACACACTCCGCACGGAATGCACGAAGCGTCCCAGTGTCCCATTCCCCACGTGTAGTGGGAACCGCAGGGTGGTACTCCTCCCCAACCTTGCACAAAAAGTATCGCTCAACCATGGCCCGTTCCACCGCGGACACATTGTTGTTAAAGACACCCAACTCGTGGTTGTCCCCCATGCGCGATACGACATGGTAGATACGTTGCTTGCATGGCTGCCCATTCCTCACCACAACTAGTTCGTGGCGGGAACGCGTAGGCCGACGCCCGCGAGCAGCGGCACGGCGCCAGAACATGTCCGACTCCGGTACGCTGTGTTGGGTGTCGGTTCCCAGATGTCGGATTGGGCGTCCCTAATAATCGAACCGTGGCCCCTCATCGCCACGATCCAATAGGAAACGCAAAAACCGACTGGCTTTCCTGCTAGCAACACGCCAAGTGGTAGGTCGCTCATGAACGTTCTCCGTGAAGAAAGCACGTTCAATGAGCACCAGATGGGCCGCAGCGTCGCGATGCCTGACATTCCAGTCACGCATCATGCGTGCAGCCTCCGCACGGACCAAGGCCACATTGCCAGGCACACTACGATCTGCAGCTCCCATTCCGAGCTTGATACGCAGCGCGTCTACAACGTGCCCCACAAAGCGTGGCACATGATGAACCTCCTCCGAGTTTACCAAATGAAGTTGGTCAACAACAGATTCGGTAGCCGTATTATTATGCACCTTGAGCGTCGTCACGCGTTCTTCCGCAACATAACGGTCGAACGCACGCTGACGCTCCCAAAGCGCCACCTCCTCACCAAAGCAAAAGCAGCGCATGACAGCCTGTTTGAAAGTACGGCCGAACTTGTCCCAGAACCCCTCACGCGGCGGCACAACGTTGAAAACGACCGGTGGGTCGATCCCGGGACGCACATTTGGGACGACGAGCGTCCCGTCTTCCGCGCTATGGTCAGCCCCAACGACACGGGGAAACTGACCATAATCGGCATACCATTGATTGGTGCGCACGCGCGGGTTTCGCATCTGGGCCATGATGCGCCTGTTTGTCCGAAGTGACAATTTACCCCCCGTAGGTAGGCCGGACCTTCAAACCCCTG